TATTTCTTTTCGATTTGTCCACAACTTATCTAATAATCCTGTACCTCCTATCACCGTTATAGCATTATATGTGAACTCCTGCCATTCGTCAGGCATCCTGTTAGGAAACACAAGCTTGAATCCTTGAAACAAAACAAGCATTATGGCAACGCTTGTAGGTCTTGTAACCTGCTTCTGTATGTTTCTTGCCTTACTCATTACAAAGGGTCATATTCTATATGCAGATGATCAACCTCATCCACTACATCATAATCAATACCGAGCTTCTTCCTGAGCTGGGTTAACAAAGCCTTCCTTTGTTTCTCCGTGTATATCCATACTCTCAGGTCAAAAGCATTACCTGTATAATGAAGGCTATTCTTGCTATGCACCCCATCCAGAAGAGAAGTGATGACAACTTCCTTTCCGGCTATCTTCATGCTAAGCTCATCTGCAATCAGCATGGCATTCATGCACTTCTCAGAAGCGGAAAGATGAACAGGTTGATTGTCTTTCATCTTCGTCATGCTCACTATCACACCATCCTTGTATTTCATACTTTAAGCATTACCCGTAATATAAATTCAATCAAAATAGTAATAACAGCTACAACAGCATATATCCTGGTTTCAAGTCTGATAAACGACTCTTTAAGAGAATCAACCTTTTCAACCAACTTATCGTTTTTCTGACACTGTTTCTCAAAAGCGTCCTTAAGGTTTTCCAATTCAGTACTTGTCTGAATTGCCCACTCCTTCCATGTCTTAGTAGAATTATCATCACTCATACTTCTCCTTAGGTATTGTCATAGCTATTATCTGGCAGGGTTTGTCACCAATAACAGCCATGTGTTGTGTGCCTTTTGGTATTATCAGCTTATCTTTTTCCTCAAGTTTGATTCTGTCTCCGTTCTCCATAATGACAAGCATGCTACCTTCCAACACAACGATAATCTCTTCAGACTCTGTGCCGTGGGAATGCCATGCAATCTCCGTACCTTTCGAGAACTGTGTGTGAAAGATTTCACAATTGGTATGGTCCAATAATCGAAAAGACATCATCTTTCCTCTTTTTACAGTCCATTCTATTATACCGTGAAAGTCCCCAGGTTCTGCAAATGTCATGAAGCCTGTTGGAGCCTCAGGTAAATCCCTTAGTCTTTCTCTTATTTGTTCTTCTGTCACACACATTTTATAATAGTTTTAATTATTGTTATATCTCACATCAGTCCAAAGGTGAACTAAATCACTGTGTAATAGCCGTGCATTTCAATATTATTTAATTTATTCCTACCCTTCCGGATCATAATCAAGTGTATCAATGAAGGTATCTGAGCCGTCAACACAGGCACGCAACTTGCCTCCTTCAGCCAATGTTTGGAACGAACCCGTTGTAAGTCGACAGTAGTATAGTTGCCCTGATAGCGTGCCTCCATTACCACCAAAGGAATAATCTCCTCCTGTACAATTCGTGAATGTACCTGAGGCTGTACCACCACCACCAAAAGCATCGCCTCCTCCCGTACAATTAGTGAATGTTCCTGATGCTGTGCCTCCAGCACCACCAAAAGCAAAATTTCCTCCTGTACAGTTGTTGAACGTACCTGAATATTCTATATAAAGTCTCATTGAAAACAGTCGTGGCCCTTCGTCATTACTACCATCTTGCCCGTCAAACTGACAATTATCAACAACTGTGTTGCTCAAGCTCGTTGATGGGAAATAAGCAGCACTGTCTGTATCATCCCAATTCGCTGATTCAACCTCAGTAAGTATTTTGACATACAAATTTGAAACATGCACATCATCAGCCGTCTGCACAATTACCCCTGAATTGGTTGCCTCTGGTGTACCGTAAATTTGTTGCAAACTTCTGTCCGTTGTAAGTCCAATGATGTCAACAAATTCTGTGTCCAAAGTCAACGGCACGCAAGCATCATCTTCACCGTGGTCAAGATCATAATTACCCGGAGGTATGATAACACAAGCCCTGTTTGTAGCTGATAATTCTTCACCGTTTGGTGTAAGTGCCTTTGCCGCCGTGTAAGCTGCAATAAGTGCCGCCCCATTTGTCTTTGCGTTGCTTGTAGTTTCAACGACAACTGCTGACTGGATGCTTAATCCACTTATATCTGAAAGATCATTCATTGTAGCAAATGAATTGGTAGCATTCGGGGAATTGGCTCCTTGTATGGCCGCAAGCTCATCATCGGATACACTTCCATTCTCCATTTGACTGTGGATTTGTTCGGTCACCTCTACCAGATCACCAATGACGTCACCGATGTAGTGCATTTGAGATCCACCCGCTGTGGCCTCATTTTTCAACTTCTGTGCCGCAGCACCAATTTGTTCCAATGTTGTTTTGATACTCATAGCTCATTCATTTTTATTTTTCACTATTTTAATATTTGACTAACTCTACGTACACCACTCACAGGATTTGGATTTTGTGCTTTACCTTGTGCATCAGAAGCCGATTTACGAGCTTCACCATCACTTTCAGGCATCATCATTTCTTCTTCATCCTTTGTCAATTCTTCTTCTTCTTCAATGGCTCGTTTACGATTAGTAATAATTTCTTCAATCTGTACCTCATCAAAGTTAATAAAATGCTTTAAGAACAAATCAAGTGTTACATACTCTTCTATTGAACCCATTGAAAATTCTTTCATAGCCAAAGCCCTCGTATGGCCAATATCCACCTTTTCCTTATCCGAGAGACTAAACAACTTATCCCATCTGACCATATATGGGTTTGAGGGCTTTGGCAGTACACCTATCTCGATGCACTTATCTATGAAAGGACGAAGAATATTCGGCTCGTTCTGTTCTTCCCTACGTGAAGTTACATAACTAATCCATTCTAACTTATCTTGTGCAGAACTTAATTCTCCACGCTCAGAACCTGTAAGTATTCGTTTTGGAATACCTGTTACGGCTGAAATCATCTGCATTTGTGCATCAACATGACTCAACGGGTCGGCTATCTGTTGTGCCAAAGCATCATATTTCACACCTTCATTGATAAGGATACGCCTTAAATTATTCTCAAATTCATCAATCTGAGTTTTTAAATCAGATAACATTTCAGGAGTCATCTGATAATCCGGTGAAACCTCACCTGTGTATCCAGGTCTTGCTCCACGCCAGAACATTTCAGCATCACCGCCAATCAACTTTTCCAAGTCTATCAACCGATTATAAACCGCTTGTAATCGTGGGGTTCCATAAACTTCATCATCAATAGGCTCTTCCAACAAATGTACAATACGTGAATAATGTACCTTAACAGTTTTAGTATTTTCACCACTACGAATCATCACATTATAAATCAACGGTAATCCGTATCGTTCACTACTTGCATTTTCCTCAAATGCGGCTATCTGTGCTGTCTGTTCCGACAAGGCTTTGACATACAATAATTTTAACCCGTCTTTTTTCTGTACAGGTTTTATAAGATTTTCAGTATTTGTTGTATCATTAAGTCCAAGAAACAATACAGAATAACGACCAATACCTGTAAGTTTATCAGCACGGATAAAAATTGACTTTAATTTTAATCGTGCGTAAATATCAGCCCAAGCCTTTTCAAAAGGTGTTAATGAATCTTCTACTGTTTCAATAACATCAATCTCACCTTTCCAAGACGCTTTCACAGGACGGTCAATAATAGCCTTGGCAATATCCTGTCGTCCGTACCTTGCCCAATAATTTTGCCAAGTAATTTCTTTTGGATAACCTAATGCTTTATAAATATCACGACTACCATCATAAGAATCAAGTCCAAGATTTGAAAAAAACTGAAATCTGCCAAGTACTTCTGAAAATACCTGTACTTTACGCATCAATTCTTGTTGTTCGTTTTTCTGTTCCATTAAGTTATACTCCTTGCATCCTTTTTACGAATTAAAAAGTTGAAAGCACCACTACTTGCATCAACCTGATCTTTGTACGTGGAATTTGGAAAAAGTTCAAATTCCTCTTTATACAACTTATTCCAATAAGCTACACGTAAAATCACGTTACCGTTATTTACCTGTACACTTAACGGGTCGGCACGTAAGGCTTTATCTCCGGTAGGCCTGTCACGTTCTACCAACCAACCGGCAAGGTTACGTATCGTGTTCTCGGCACTTTCTTTGCCACCGCTTCCCGGTTCCTGTTCTACGACTACGTGTACCTTCTTACCGTCGGCTTCGGCAGTTTGCTGTATGATTCTCTCACGATGCTCGGAACTCCACCGTCCACGCTTTACATCTTCTACGATAAACATACCGCTCTTTAAACGGCTCATCTTCACACCTGCCGTGTAAGCACCCGTTCCACCTGCCGTACCTGCCTTATCCCAATACCTGACGGTACGTACAACGTCCGCTTCCGTAAATATCTGCGATACCATCTGGAAACTTTCAATCTTAAACATTCCACCACCAGGAGGAGCCGGATTCTGCCCTATCTGTCCTGCGTAACCGTATTGCCCCAAGTCAGTTTCAAGTTCCTTTAAAACAGACCAAGGCATACGATTTACGTCAAACATTCCGTCAATATAATATTTGAGCAGTTCTTTGGGCTTTACGTATTTGGCAAAATGTTCTATTTCCCCTGGAATACAGATATGCCTTAGATTATCCTTTTGCTTTTCCAACAAGTGACCTGACGGGTCGTTCTGATGCAAACGCTGCATAATCCCAATCGTACCCGAAATATCCTTATTTGTCTTACGAGTAGAAAGTGTTTGGTCAATCCAATGGTTTGCTATTTCCAATTCCTTGTCCGAAGAAGCCTGTTGGGGATTCAATGCGTCGTCCCATATAATAATATCTGCGTGAAAACCCGTCAACGTTCCCCCAACGGAAGTCGTATAACGATTCCCTCCGGGACGTTCACGGGTATGGTATTCCGATATTTTACTTTTTTCCTTACGTACAATCTTGTAATTCGCCTTTGTATCCTTGTCGGCTTTAATATCAAGTTCTGGGTAAAGTTCCTTAAAACGTGCCGATTTAATCAGGTCACGGCTATATTCGGCTGATTCCAACGAAAGTGTAGCCGAATATGAAGCCGTAATAAACCGCATCCAATACCACTTGGTCCAACACCATACGGGAAATATAATACTACATAACAACGTCTTGGTAGAACCCGGAGGTACGTTAATCAATAAATCATATTTTTTACGTTCCTTACGCCCTACCCTACCTGCAACGGCTTCAAGTTCGTGACACAAATACTCAATATGCCAATTCGGTACAAACGGTTGGGTAGTGACTTCGGGCCACGCCCATTGCAGGAAATGAAACAACGAACGATTATTTAATTCTTTTTGTAACGCCAACGGGTTATTCAAAACACGGGCAATTTTGGCCTGATCAATTTCAACCGGCTTGTTTATATCCCTTGGCCCTACCAAACGACGTTTACGTACTTGTTCAGCTACTGTGTCAATCATTTTGTTCTTCGTATTCGGCTTGTTCAACCTCGTTAGTACTACGGCGTTTTTCGCTTAACTTATTAAGCATTTCAAGTTCTTCGACCGAAAATTCCGTTAAATCCAGATTATGATCCACGTTAAACTTCGCTTCAATCTTAATTCTGTCACTCCACCGTTCGGGTTGACGAGCCTGTAACCACTTTACGGCTGCCGTAACATTGGGTGGAAGTTGTTCTTCGGTTTCAACAATCAAAGGTTCTGTCCATTCTTTAATAACCCTGCCCCGTTTATCGTATTCCTTTACACGGTTGGTCAAAACCGTTTTCTTTTTACACTTGTAACCAATGGCGGCTTGATAAAGTGAATGAGCCACACGTGCGTCGGCTTCTTCCTTGCCCTTGCGAATGGCTTCCTCGAACGATGGATGCTTATTGCGCCAATTCAATATAACCCTACTGTTCACGTGCAGAACCTGACCCATCTGTTCTTCGGTCAATCCTAACAAAGCCAAAAAGAAAATCATTCTGTCATACCTCGACTTATATGTAGGGTCAAGATTCTTCTGCTTGGTGGCAGGTAAAAAACTCGGTTCTGGTAATCGTATGGTTCGACTACGTGTCATAATTATTCATTAAGTTTTAAAACAAACATAAAAATATACAATTTATAGTAACCCGTAGGGTTACGCCAAATATTTTCCCATTCCATGACTACATCGAACAACCTGTCTCATCAACCATTCCAATACAAATTAAATTTTCTATTTAATGGGCACTTAATTATGAGTTATTAAATCCTGTGAAATCTTCATAAAATATTTTCATATTTTTATTCATACCC